CGCGCACCTGCGGTGGGGTGGGGTAGTCCCACTTGGGTGCGGAGATTTCCGCGGTGAAGCGGGCGTCAAGCCAGCGGGAGAGCTGCTGGGTCGCTTTCGCGGTAGCGGCTTTGAGCTGGGCGTCGAGGGGTCGGTTAGCCACCAGTGGGTCCTCCAATGACGCGGAATGTGCCTTGGATGGACTGACGGATGTCGCGGTAAACCGCGCTGTCCATCGCGAGATCGAAAACGAGCTCGAAGCGGCCGTGATAGCCGTTGATGGTGGCTTCAGCTTGGCTGCCGTTGGTGATCCGAGGATCAAGGCGGGCAGGGCTGAGCAGCCGACCGGTGCATGCGTAGGTTGAGTTGTCCACACCTGGCTGCCCGTTCCAAGCCGGAGCCTGGAGGTCGAGTGCAGCTAGGTATTCGACGAGCTCGGTGGATTGCACTCTGTTGCCGGTCGTGGCGTCTGTGCTGATAGTTGTGCCGCCAACCTCGAACGCCAGCCGAGCGTTACCCCAAGGGGCGTAGCTAGCGACAACAGCGGCGGGGATGGTCATAACTACAGCGCAAAGCCTGAGATGGGCAGAGTGCCTTTGAGGCGCTCGTACTCTTGGCCGTAAAGGCTGGCAGCTAATTCGGAGCCCAAGGGCTGACCGGATTGTGAGCCGACCTGAAGGCCGATCTGCATGACGCGGGTTGAGAGGATGTGGGCCGTCAAATAGCTGACGGCCTCGGTGTGGACGGCTCCCCAGACGGACGACGCCGTGGCGCGGCCGGCTTCTGCGAGGCACCGCTCGACAACGGGGAGCGAAAGCTCACCGAACTCGGGGAAGCGGTTAAGGAACTCGGCAGAAGTGGGGACGGCCATCAGCCATTACCCTCGGTGATCGCGGAAATGCGCTTGCTGATTGCATTGCGTACGCGAATACGCTGTTCGCCTTTCTCCCAGCGTTGCAGCTGGGCGGTGTCGAAGCTGTCCTCAACCAGGCGCATGGCCTGGAGGACCGGCATGTCGGCAATAGTGTCGACAGCCGAGGAGGGCAGGTCTTGTACAAGGTTCTGCTCGGTCTCGATGCGCAGGGCGCCGAGTTTGAGCATGTTCTTGACGACTTCGTAGTTCTCGATTTTTGCCCAAATGTCCTCGGGGAAATCGCGGTTGACACCGGACTCCACTTGGATGCTTTCAGGCTGCCCCTTTTCGGGCACGAAGGAGAAACCAATCGTGCACTCTTTGTCCATGGGAGGACTTTCGAGTTCGGGGCGGTAAACGAGGATCATGATCAGAAAAGCGAAAGAGCCAACAGAACAAGCGCGATGTCGAGGACCTGAATCAGGCCTTCTCGAGCACGATGGCGCTCTTGGGGTAGTAGAGCGCGAGGCCACCGATGCGCGCGTGAGCGGCAACGGAGAACTCAAGGGACTGACGCAGGGGCGGCAGGAACTCGAGGGGCTGCGGAATGTGGAGCTGCAGCTTGTCAGGGCTGCGGTCGTAGGTGATGATCCGGTCCTTCGACAGGGCGCCGCCGGACTTGGATGCCTCGAGCTCGTTGATGGGCTCGATGGCGGTGATCATCGGGTTGGTGCGCAGGAAGAACTCCATCACCGTGGTGTCGGAGGTGCTGCTGCGCGGGGTGGTGGAGATGATGCGATACGCGTTGTAAGGCACCAACATGGTGTTGGGCATCTCCTTCATGTTGCTGTTCTGCACGAGCCGCGTGGCGGGCTCGTTGAGAAGAGCGATCAGTTCGTCGGACGTTACGCCGGCGGTGTCGAACCACTTGTCGGGGACAAGCTTGTCAACTTGGTTGTTGTTGAAGAAGCCCTTCATGCCGGAGGGAGCGTCGCCGAAGTAGGCGATCTCCTGCACTTTCTCCTCGTAGGCGCGGCGCACGGCGTTAGCACGGCGCTGCTCGAGGTTCATGCCGGGCACCATAGAGGCGGCACGGGTCTCCTGAACGGTGTAGGCGAACGAAGCACCGAGGCTGCGAACCGGGTGGGTGACTTCCTTGCGGAGCACGTCAGCGCGGGGCAGGTCTTGGGCTTTGTCGCCAATCACCTTCATCGAGCCTTGCTTGTCGAAGACTCGATAGGTGAAGGAGTCAGCGCCGGTACCGACCTCGGAAGAGACGGGGATGACGGTGCTGTACTTGATGTCGGCGTACTCAACTTCGAAGGCGCGGGCGAGGATTGTCTCCAGCTCGCGGGCTAAGAAGATGCCGACGGTGTCATTACGGATTTCAGATGTCATGGGGGATGGCTCCGTGATCAGACGTCGGCGGTGAAGGTAATTCCGGGGAGGTCAATCTCCAGAAGAACCAGCCCGGCGGCGGAGGTTTCAGACAGCCAGCGCACGCCGCCAGTCATGGCGAACGTTTTGTTGGCTACTGCGGTCTTGGTGAAGCGACCGACATAAGCGTTGGTGACGGTGGCCGAGTGGTCGACACCGAAGAAACGCACGGCATCACCGAGGGCGATGGCGGCGGTGCTGTACACCCAAACGACGCCTTTGGAGACGACGTTGAGGGCTTGTCCGTTGGGGTAACCCGCGCGGAGGGAACCATCACCAATGATGTTGGTGGGGTTCGGGGTGTAGGAGGCGTTGGCACCGGGGACGCCCTCGAAGGTGAGGCTGTCCGCAGCGAGGCCCACTACTGCGGAGCCGCTGGGGGCCAGCAGAACAGCGAAGGGGTCGTTGGTGCCGGGGTCGTTGTCAGTGGCGACGAGCGAGCCGAAGGGGATCGCAACGCCGGACTGGTTGTAGTAGCTGCGGGACACATAGGCCTGCAGGTCGGCAATCATGCCTTCGTGACCAACGGTCAGCTCTAGGGGGTAGCTGCCTTGGGCGCCAGCGGGATTGCTGACGACGGTGGGGGTGAAAGAAACGGCCATGGAAGTTACTCCTTACTTGGTGGCGGTGAGGGGGCGCTTCCAGGCATCGGCCGTCTTGCTGCGATATGCAGAGATGGGGTCAGCGGAAGCAGAACGGCCGGCACCTTTCAGTGCGTCGCGCAGGGCGACGGTGCTGTCAGTGCGGTCGTCAGCGGCGTCCTCGTGGGTTTCGTCGCCTTCCTCGGGTGAGTCACCTTCGGGGGCGTCTTCGCCTTCTTCGTCCTCGGCATCGGCCCGAGCTGCGAGTACACCTTCAACCACGCCTTGGATGTAGGCGGGTTCGGCGTCTTCGCGGGGGGCGGAACCGGTCAGGTTCTCGAAAGCCTGGACGTAGAGGGTGCTGTCGTCGATGCCGTCGAACTTGAAGTCCTCGGCAAAGGCGGGGGCAAGGCGCTGGAGCGTTGCCAGGCGGGCGGCGACCAGTTGGTCGAGCTCGGCTGTGTCGATGCGGGCGTCGCTGGGGTCGGCCAGTTGCTCTTCGAGAGCATCGGCGCGGCCTTCAGCGGCTTCTTTTTCGTAGGCCAGGTTGTCGAAATCGGCCTGCAGAGAGTCGAGCTTGGTGGCAAGCTCATCGCGCTCGGTGGTGAGAGCTTGCAGTTGGCGCCCCATGTCCCGTGAATAGGACTGGACCGCGCCGGCTGCTTCTGCGGGCAGATCGATCTCCAGGCCGTCGAGTTTGACGGTTGCCATAACGGGAGATGCAGTTGAACTGGACTGGGGCGCCATTTCGTGCTCGGAAGATTCGGCTACAGCATCGGCTGCATCCATTCGATCAAGCAAGAGTCGTACCTCCGGGCCAGCCCGGCCGCGGGGGACAATGGCGATGTGGTTCACCCGGATGTTGCGCTGGATGCCGGCATACTCCTCGCCCTCGGGGGTGAAACCGGGGGTGGGGTCGAAGTCGACTTTGTAGCCGGCGGATACCTCGGTGGCATCCTTGCGCTTTATCTTTTCGATGGCGTCCTGGTCTGTGACGACGAGGGCGACCTCGACGAAGCCGTCGTTGTACCGGACCTGGCTACCGGAGTAGCCGACCTGGAACTGCTTCGTGTTGGCGGAATCGAGAAGAACGGGTGGGTGACCCCACGTTGCGGGTTTCATGCCGAACGTGGAGAGAGATTCCGGGCTACTGACCTCTTCGGGAGGACGGTATTCGCGGGTCTGAGAACCATCAGCACGGCGGTAAAGCTGTGTGCCGGTGCGGGCAGCGCGGCACCAAACCCGAAGGTAACCCTCGGGGGTGGTTTCGCTGCCTGTTATCGGCGCAAAGTCGTATCGCAGAACTGAGGAGTCCATGCAGGAATGTTACTTGACGTGCTCGGTTTATGTCAGGCTTTAGGGCTGGTTAGGCGAAAAGGTTGGTGGATATGTAGGCTTAAACGGTCAGCGTATAGATGAATGGCGGTTTACAGGCAGCTCACTCTTTGTAGGAGAATTAGAGGGTTGAGGGAAGGTAGTGGGTATTCGCAGGCATTTGTTGCGGGTAAACTGGGTATTAGTCAGGCAGCTTACTCGCGGTTTGAAAGTGGCGAGGTGGAGATGGCCGTGTCTAAAGTTATTAGTATTGCGGATCTGTACAGTGTGCCGTTGGATATTCTGTTGGCGGGGGTGTAAGCGCGAATTACGCGAACACTTGAACGGCGACGAGGCGAGCCCGGCCAAGAGTGATGTCCAGGTCGTCGCTGTGGTTGGCGATGAATAGGGCCACCTCGTCGCCAGCAGCCATGCTGATCATCCAGTTGGTGACAAGCTTGGCTTCCTGCCCGCCAGAGCCTGTAAAAGCGCGGCACTCGGTTTGATCTATGGCGCTGCCGTTCTTGGCCAGCTTGATGCCGAGCACCTTGTTGTTGCCGGTAGCGGTCTTGGCGTCGATGCTGCCGTAAATCTGCATCAGCTTGGTGCTGCCGCTGGTGTTCTTGACGGCGAAGGCGTTGGTGGTGCCAAGCGTCATGCCGTTGGCGGTTGTGCTGTCAAAGGTGCCGGTAAGGCCGGTGGACACGTAGACGCTCTGCGTGGCGACCACAATGGTGC